GTGCATGTCCTCGACATTCTGAATGCAGGCGTTGTAGCCGGCGCCAGGGAATCGAGCGTGCAAATCAATGTATGCCTGGCGTTGTTCGTCGCGCCAATCATTGGCGCGAATGTAACCCGCCACAGCCAGTTTGTTCAATGTCGCTTGCTTCGGGTGAAGACAGCCAACGGCAAGCGCGTCTAACAAATCTTCCGCTTCGGTCGGCGTAATGTGACCAAATCGCACAGCGTCAATCAAATCGCCGGCATACAGCGGGATTCCCGAACACGCAAAAAACCACCACTTCGGCACCAAATCATCGGTTTGGTAGGCGACGCCGTCGCAATTGTCGGCAGCGCAGCCGGGCACATAGATTTTGTGGACGCCGCAGTCTTCGGCAATCTTCCACCATCGTTCCATATGGACTACGCACAGCGCTTGCGTGCGCAAGTTCATGCAATTGTAAAGCGCGTTCGCGCCCAATTGGACGACCTCACATCCCGCGCCAGTTCCTAAGTCAAGTCCATTTTTGTGGCATGTCATTTCAACAAGCCACTTGAAACGCGGAGTAGCCGCGCACACGCGCCGCCGCCAGTCCGACATAAATAGCGTGTTGCATTTGCAACATTCCATGCAGTTGTCGTTTTCATTTTCCGCGCAACAGCCAATGTCAAACCCGCAACCGGCGTTGCAAGCGCTCGCTCCGTTCAATGACGATTCCCAAAACACCTGGCATGCGCCATCGGTGTGCAACGAATCGCACACGCCGCCAAATTCCTCGCATGGAAAACTGACGGTGTCCTGCGGACAAATGGCCGGCATGGTTTCAAGATATTGCACGCCTGCTAGCGGCACTTTCAAACAGCGCCAAAAACAGTTGTAGAAGTGGTAAATCGCCTGCACTGGCGCGTATCCCGAAAACGCTGTGGTGCAACATGTTTCATATAAAGTGGTTCCCGCGCCGTTAATTGCGGAATGGTTTTGCCGCACGCTGTAGCCAGGGCGCTGGCACCACAGCAACAGCACATCGTCCTTATGACAGCACCCCGATTCAATGTCGGTTTGCCAAATGCAATCGCGTTGACACGCGAAACCCTCAGCGCAACAGCATTGGCGCGCGCCGACACTCATGGCGCCGTCCAATCAAATTCAACGGCCGTCAGGCCATCCAATTCGCTTGCGTCGATCCATCCTAGTTCGATCATGGTTTCGCCTTCCATCGCAGCCACGCGGACGCTTCCGCGCGCTTCCAATATAAGCAAGGGACTATCGGGGGCGATTGCGTATGACGGCGCGCACCCTATCGGCAATGCGCTTGCCGCCGCCAACAATGTGTACCACGCGAGTTGCTGTAGCCCACGATATGAGCGAGTCAAATAGCGCACGGAATAGGCCATAGATCATTCCTTGGTCGCGGAATCTTTGGCCATGATCAGGCCGACGCCGGCAATGATGGCAACGATTACGGGCGTGTAGTCCACTGGCGTTCCTGCGCTCAGCGCGCCAAGCGCCGAACCAATTGCACACAGGATCGCACCTACGCCGGCTGCACTAGTTTTCCAATTTTTCATAAGGTTCCTTTTATTGAGTCGTGGATTCGTTCAAGTCGAATTATTCGTGTTTCGTAGTGCGCCGTGCGCACGCTCAATTCAGCCAGGCGAATGTCCAACTGCGCAATGCGAGACAGCACGGACATCGTAGTAGTGACGATGGTGCCAATGATCAACAGCACGCATGCGAGTACTTCGATATCCATTATGTTAGTTTCGAGATTCTCCACGATGTGGCTTTTTCGGCGCCTGCGTAGTTTGTATATCGCGCATAGCGATTTCCGGCACTCACATTGACTGTTACATAAACGGTTGTCGAACCGGTCAGCGTCAGAAACGCGTTGAGCGAGATTCCGCACGCGGTCGGAATCTGTGCGGGATGGTTTGCGCTTGACGCGCACACAATTGCAGCCGGCGAAATGCCTGGCGTTGTGGTGCGGATATCCGCAGAATAAATTGAAGCGCCGGCGGCGCTCAGTGTGCCGCTTCCAAGTGTCAGCGTTGCGTCAATGTAATAACTACCGGCCTCCAACACTTTGCTGAACACCGACGCATCCATGCCAACGCTCAGCAGCAAATCACTAGTTCGAGTTTCGTACCAAATGTGAGTCAACGCCGAGCCGCCACCACTGGTGACGGTTGTCTGTGATGGCGTGACATTTACTAGGCCGCCATCCTCCAACACGGTCACGGTCGTCGGCGAAACATCCCACGCGACGGTCACGGTTGCGTCCTCGTGTAAGCGCCACTACACACGCGCGCCGCAGCGCCGGCGGTAGGCGTGACGCTTAGCGTGTAGTGCCACGACGATTCGGTGGCGCCAAGAATGTTCAACACTGCGCCAATGGTCGCTAGGTTGATGCTGATAGCGCCAGCCGCGCCAAGCGTGATGCCGGTTCCCTGCGTAGCGGTCACTTGCGCAGCGCCGTCAGTAGGGGCACCGTTCGGCCAAAACTTCATGGACGCCGTGTAACCGCTCGACAGATTCGGCGCGACGCCGGACAGCGAGTAGACGATGCTGATAGAGCCAGGCGCGTCAATTGGTGCCACGATGTTTAGTGTATCGCTCATATCAACAAGTTCCGTCGATTGCTTGCGTGTTGGCAATCAGCCATGTCAGAGTACCGTCCGTTCGACGGTGCGGGAAGATAAGCACATATGCTGTTGCGGGAATCCGCACGGGCACGAATCCCGCGGGAAGATTTGCAGGCACTACGCCGTAGGAATAAAACGCAGCGTTTGACATTTCGCTGACGCTGAACGCCTCACCGGTCAAACCGTTTGGGCGCGCGCCTGGCGCGTTCCCGTTCATTTGCGCTTCGACCCACGAATAGCGCCAACGGTAACTGCCAAGACTCACAGCGGTCGTGATTTGCGCCAACAGCGAATGCGTGACGGGAAAACCCGCCTCTTCACGACGCACGCGGTCGATGTCAACCGTTGCGCGATCAAGTTCGGTTCTTCGTTGGCCGACAAGTATCACAGCCACCATCCCGTTTCAGTTCGGGTTTTCAATTTGGCGTCAGCGGAATAGATGTTGTTGAAGTCTGTAGTGCTGCGCGCAACGCGCTTCCATTTCACTTCCAACAGTTCCCCGCCGGCGGCGCGCGCGGCCTTGCCGTCGGCCTCTACCGTCGGAACCTGTGTTAGGTGGTAATAGCCGTCGTACAGCATGTCAAAAACCACTTCATAGAATTCGTTGCCAGCGCTTCCAATGTTGACGCCCTCGCATAGCAATGTCCCCGCGTTGCAGCCTGCAAATGTGTTCAAGTTCAATTTGTCCACATATCCTGACAGCGAAGTGGCTGCGTTCAGCATTGACACATCGCCAGCGTCCTGCGTAAATCGCATACGAATGCGCACCTGCGGAACCTGCACGCTGATTGCCCCATCCTGACCGGCAAGCGATGTGCCGCCAATGTCCAATGTCGTGTTGACATTTGACGGCGCAACCGTCCACCCTGTTCGGTAGAGTCGCATGCTGCGCGTTTGCGCGGAATACTCCATTGACGATGCCAATGCATATTCGGGCGTTAACCCCGATGTTGGATCGTTGCACCACAGCGTTGACCAACGCAATTGCACGCGCAATCTGTATTTGTCAACTTGCTCGAGGTTGTACGAACGGAACCGCGCGAACTGTTCCCAAGTTTGAGTCGTTACCGATCCTGGCGCAATGTAGTACTGATCAGGAACGGGAATCACGCCCTCTTTTACGGCCAGTTTCGTGTCATCAATTGCGAATATTGGTGCGCCATCGTTGCGCCAAAATATGCGCGTGTGCGCAATATCTGATTCGCCGCCAATAGGCGAAGTGCGGGACGATATATCCAAGTCATTGTATGTATAGGTGGTGGTACTGGTAGGCACTTAGATTCCCTGCTTCATTGCCCATTGAAGAGTCGATGAATTCTCAATGGCGCGATCGAACGCCCACGAAATTGGAGCCGCGCCGAATCCCTGATAGCCCTCTGCTGTATCAACGATTCGTTGCTGTTCCATGTTGCGCTTGATGATGGCCGCGCCCGAATCGTTAGCCGTCGCTAGCGACGCCTCATTTTTCACTTGCTCCCAAGTTTTGCCGCTCAGGAACGCGCCGACGCCGGCTGCAAATATGCGCGCGCCGTCTTGAAATTCGTTCGCCCATTTCACGGCGCCGCCGGCTTGCCCGTCGGTCGATGAACCGCTTAGAAACGCCTGCGCCATGGTGCCCTTGCCCACGCTGCCGCTTGTCTTTTCCATCGACGCCAAGCGCTCCAAGATGACGCTATTTTTTGCGAATGTTTGTTCGGCGCCGCCTTGAAATTTCGCCAGTGCATCACTGGCGCCTTTTGTCGCGGCGTCAAACATTGAAATGATGGAAGTGCTAGCGATGAACGGCGACAGCGCCAAACCAACGCCGGCGCCCGCGCCGCCCAATGCGCCGCCCACGGCGCCAAGCGCGCCGAAGCCGCCCATAGATAACCCGGCTTGCGAAGCGGCCTTTCCAAGCGCTATGCCGCCACCTCCACCGCTTCCCGTCTTGATTTTTGCAATGCGGTCAGCCGTCGCGCGAACCTTGCGTTCGGCGGCCTTTAGCGGCGCATCCATGCCGGTCGTGTTGACCGTAAGCGGGATGTTGACTTTTGGGATGCGTTGATCAGCCACGGTTCCTACTTTCGTGAATCGCTTTCATCACATACGGGATTATGTATCCCGCGGCATGCCGCGCCATAATCTTCGCCGTTTCAGTTAGGTACATATGCCGATGCGTCACAGCGCCGAGTCCGCGCTTGCGCTTGCCGGCGCGCCACCCGCGATTTTTTGCGATGAATGGCGCAATCTTATGTTTGCGCGCAAACTTGCGCGGCATCGGTTTAGTTGGCAAAATTGATTTGCCGTTCTGATCGAAACCCTTGCGCCACGGGCGGTAGCCGCCATCGTATAGGTGCGAGCGCCAGCCAGGGGAATTGGCACTAACACGGACACCAACAGCGCCCCAAATGATGGTGCGCTTATATGTCTTCACCTTGATGATCAGGTTGCGTTTCGTCGCTTTTGCCCTGCTGTACGCCGCTGTTTTCGCCAACGATTTCGCGTCGGTCAGCCACTTTCGCATGCCTTGCCGAGATACGCGCCGCCGCACTCCCACTGCCAACATTTGCAGGGCACTGCGCAGCGCTTTCAAGTCCGCTTCCGGAATCTTGAACTGCGCGCGGAATTGAGTCGAGTTTGCCACGGATGGAATCCCAATCGGGAATATCAAGTGTGATGTTCAGCAATGCAACCGGCACTGTCGATAAATCGGTGCTGACCATCGTGAGCGCCGCGCGCAGCACCGTGCGCGCGGCGCGCCCTAGTCCCGTCCCTCGCTGTAGAGCGCACTGGCGTTCGTTGCGATTTCCACGACGGCCAGCGCGTCAGAATTCAGCACATCATCAATCGTTGCAAACACGGCGCCCTGATCGTCGATCAGGTGCCGCCACACGAACCACGCTTGCATTTGCGCGGGATGCTCAGCAGAGAATTCAAGCGCTTCAATCAGATCAAGCGCCGACGGCCTGCGCAGCGTGTACGGCATGCCGCCGGTCAGCGTGTAGGTAGCGGGTCGCAATGTCAGGGCGTCGCGGATACTCATGCGATGGTGACCACGCCTGTGTATTGGAATTCGATCGAAGCGCGCAGCACATCGTTTATGCCGCCGGTGGCTTGAAACGATGTGACAAATGCCGCGCCGCTGTAAGTTTGTCCGCTTGCAAGCGTAATCAAAAGCGTTGCGCTCGCCGCGCCAGTGTTCGCCGCAGTTTCAATCGACGCCATTGCGGCCACGCCTTGGTCGTAAAACATTTCAACGCTCGCGGTTGATGTGCGATTGCCCGTGAAAAATGTTTGCGTTGCCGATGTGATGTCGGTAGTTTCAACCATTGATTGTGTCGTGGTCACGGTTGCAGTTCCAATTCCTGTGACGGCGACGCCGCCCCACGAAACGGTCAAACCTGCGGAAGAAATTGCTGCCATTGTTAGATCCTATTTGTAGAAAAGTTGAGCGGTACAAATCACTTCGGCGGGTAGCGATTCGTCGCCCTCGCCTGGTGATGGAGGTTCGACGCGCGCGTTTAACCACAGCGCAGCCGTAATCTGAATCGACAGCCAGGTGCCCGTTCGTACGGCACCTTCCAATTCTGATGCGATGTCTAGCGCCGCTTCGGTGGTTTCGGCAATTGCGCGTAGTTCAACCTCGCAGGATTTCACCGAGTCGAAAGCGACTTTTTCAACGGCCGTCACTTCAAATGTGATGGCCGGCAGCACGCTGTCTTGGAGTCGATAGCCAAGCGTGATGCGCTGATCGGGCACGCTCATGCCGCTTGCGCTTGTCAGCATGTTGCGCACGGTGCTTTCGATGCTCACTGTATATGCTCGCAATCAATGACGGCCACGCGGTCTGCCTCTTCTAGGTTGCGGATAGCGCGCACGCGCAACAGTTTGCCGCGCACCAGTATGCGGTCGGACGCTGTCAGGCCAATCGACACGCAGGTGTTCCACCGGCAGCGCACTTCATAGGTTGCCATCACAGCCACGCCGTCGGCGTAGCCCTGCTCCTGCGCGCTGTCGCTGCGCACATCACACCGAAAGTACTGGCCATCGACCCAAGCGGCTGTGCGCAATCCTAGCGCGTCCTGAATGACGCTAGCGATTTGGCGACGCGCGAGGAATCGTAGACGGCCAGCGCTAATCATCGGAGCGGACTCCGCGCGGAATATTGCGAGAGAATGTACCGGTACGACAACGGCACTTCCGCGAGGCTTGCCACATTCGACGCCTCAGGATTGTTGTACCAACTGCCGACAAGCGCAACGATGCATTGTTGCAGCGCGTGAGGGATTTGGTCGTAGCCGGCCGTGTAGTAGACGAGCGGCTGCGTGTTCAATTTCGGCACGATGGTGGTGTCAAAATGCAGCACAGGCATTTCGTCGTCCATCGTGACATACCACTGTGATGTCGGCAGCGTTTGCGTGATATCGGCATCGTCTTTGTAGGTGACGGTGCTGACAACAGCATTTGGCTGCATCTTCGGCGTGTAGTCGCGCCAGGCGACGATTGATGCTGTATGCACTGTGCGCGTGAGCGCCAATCCGGTTTCACGCGCAATGATTTCGCCGGCTGCAATGCACAGCGTTGCCAAATCCGTGTCATCGGATTCAACTTCGACGCGCAAGCGTGTGCGCAACACATCCAATGGAATGGGCAAACTAGCCATAAATGAGCGGCGCGCGTTTCCGCGCGCCGCCCACGGGGGAGGAATTCAAATCAAGCCGTGTTGACTGCGCTGATACAGGCAAATGCTTCGGGCAACATGATGTGCGAATCGGTGCGCATGTGGACATACAGCGTCGATTGCTGCGTCGCGGCCGCCGAGTAGGGGTCAATCATCGAAGTCATTCCGCTTCGATCGAAGATTTCAAAGTAGTCCCAATTGCCGACGATGAAGTACGCCGCGCCACGAACATTCGCGGTTGTGAGCGTTCCACCTTGAACGATTGGCATGTACGCACCAATTGAATAGGGCACGCCGTAAATGGTGGCCGGTGTGCCGCCGGCAATGCCGCCCTCGCTGCCGATCTTCCACACATAATCAGTGCCTGAAACCTTGATTTTGCGCACATTTTTGATGACGGTATCACTGGTGAGAATCCTGAAATTCCCGCTGCGATACTGCACAGGCACCGCATGAACGCAGTCGATGATGTTGTCACCGGTAATGGTGTCAATCAGTGCATCGTCAGCAAGCGTGACGCCTTGCGCAATGATGTTTTGCACATTTGTGGTGGCGAACGCTGTGCCGGTCGTGTCGGCAATTCCCTGCGGCTGCGTCGTAACTCCGGTACCAATTGTGTAGTACTGGTCGAGGATTTTTGCCAATGACATGCCGCAACGGTCGGCCACATATTGCATGCCGGTTCCAATGCCACCTGTGCCGATGACATCGTCGATGAACTCTTGCGTCATCGTGGTCGCGCACACGAATTTGATTGGATTGATTGAAATTTGCGTCGCGAATGTTGGATCGGCTGCAGTAATAGCGCCGCCTTCAGCCACGATATTGCTTGTTGGCAATGCGCCCTCAACCGCAATGGTTCGCTTGCTGTCAATGGTTGAAACCTTGCCAAGGCTACGCAGCACGCTTGATTGCTGCAATTTTGTGACGATTCGACGCTCCAAATCGGTTGGCGTCGCAACGCCAGTTCCGCCAGTGGCCAACGCGCGAAATTCGCTCAAATCGCCGCGCGCGGCAGCACTCAGCCAACGCGCGGCGTATGCCGCGCTGTCAGGGTTGTCACGGTCGGCCAGTGCCGCGCCGGCTGCGCGCGCAACGAATTGCGGTTGCGCTTCAATCTTCGCGAGTCGCGCGAGGACAGCAGCGTTTTGCGCGCGCAACTCTGTTGCGGTCAAATCGTTGTCCATCTTCGCGAACATTTCCTTTTCGGAACCGCTGCCGCGGGTGTCCACGGTTTCGGTTTTCAATCCAGTGCGAGCGGCGTAGGCGTCCAACGCCTTGCGGTAAGTGTGCGTGATAGCACCGAGTTCGTCATTGTGTTCAGACATGTGTCATCCTTTTCAAGTGGAGTTCAAGCCGTGCTGCACACGCAGCGTGAAATTCCGTGCTGGTGGCACGCAGGCTCGATTGAGTTTGCGGATACGCAGCGTCTACAACGACGCTGATTTCAGACAGTTTTGCAGTCTTCACGGTGCGTTCGGTGCGCGCAGCGTTCCATTCATCTTCCATTACAAAAAACCCGAATGACATTTCTCCGCTCAGGTCGCCGCGCGCGAGCAACTCGCGCACATCGTTTCCTAGCGTCGTGTCGGGAAGATTCGCGCTAAACAACAGGCCGGCGGGTGAATCGCTCAGGATTAGCGTCCCGCTGCGCGTGCGCGCCAGTGGCATTGACGCGTCGTGTTGGTAGAACAATTTGACATCATCACCAAGCGAGTTGCGGAATGCACCTGGCGCAATGCGTTCAGTGAACGCGCGCCCCCGCTCAGTGATGAGTCTTGACGGCAAGCCATAAACGGCGGCGGTGCCGCTTAGCGTTCTGCCCTCAACCGTGGTGGACGCATTGAAATCACGGCGGGAAATCATTGGACATTCCTTTATCAGTGTCGTCACCGATGTTCGTTTGGCCGCCGCCCAATCCCATATTTTTTGCCACGATTGGATCGTCTAGACCGTCAAGTGGTGGCAAATCGAGTTTGTCACGCGCTTCATTCCGCGTGATAATGCCTGATTCAACGCCTGTGCGAAGCGCTGCCATTTGCTCAGCGAGTGACGGACGAATGATGAAATCGACATCAAACGAAACAGCGTCACCAGCGCCAAGCAATTTCCG